GGTGCCGAGCTGGCCCGCGGCCCCGACCACGGCGTCGGCCAGCACGGTACGAACGGCGGTGGTGTGGGTGATGCTCACGGGCGGGCCTCGGGCGTTTGTGCAGACGGACAGGGCCGACCCCCCGGCCACGCCGCCCCGCCCTGAAATCAGCCAGGGCGGGGCGACGCGACGGGCCGGAGAAGGCGAGCGGTTAGCCCCCGAAGGCGGGGTGGTAGAACACGGTCACGGTCGAATCGCCGGACGCGGCGGTGACGACGCATTTGCCGATGGCAGCCTCGGAGTAGGCCGAGGTCTTGGTGACGGTATTGGTGCCCTCGTCCCAGTAGACGGGGTCGCCGACGGCGATGGACTCGCCCGTGTACTTGTTGAAGTCGCGAAGGCCCCAGATTTCCAGGGCACCCTGCACGCCGTCGGCGATGTCGGTGACGGCGACGCCGACAAAGGTGCCGAGGTCGACGACCTGGCCGGCGTCCAGCGCCGAACCGGACGGCGTGTAGGGGATCGTCCTCCCCTCGGAGACAAGTCGAGATTCCGACATGGATCAGCCCCCTGCGCGATCGAGATGAGAAGGAACGCGCCGCCCGCACGCCGGGCGGCGGTCGTTGACGGCCCGGGGGCTCACGCGGCGCCCTTGCTCTTGACGCCTGCCCGGTATTCCTGCTTGGCCACGCCGAAATCGTGGTAGCCGCGCATCTGGATGCCCAGCGTGTCGAAATCGGCGTCGGCCGACTCGATCACGGGCAGGTCGCGCCCGTTGAGGAAGCCGACCTCGATCGCGGGCAGGTCGCGAGGGTCGGCCAGGAGATACCAGGCCGTCGCGCTGTAGCCCGTGTAGGACGAGTTGCTGAGATAGGTCGACATGACCACGTTGTATTTCGACCGCCAGACGTTGGCGCTGGGCACCTTGTCGGTGGTCGAACTGCCGCCAGTGTTGACCATCGCGGAGGTCATCAGTTCGTCGGCCGCGATCTCCAGTTCGGGCGGGACGAGCAGGATGCGGGGCATGACGCCCAACGGCTTGCCGTCCGGGTCGGTCTGCTTGCGGAACTTCTCGGTCGCGCTCTTGAGGCTGGACGACTGGAGATTCGTCGACCCACCCTCGAAATAGTTGGCGCGGCCGGTGGTCCAGAACGTGCCGGCGTCGGCCAGGAACTCCGTCCAGAAAACATCGTTGATCTTGAGTGCGGCCCCTCGCCCAAGGCGGGTCGGGACGCGAGTGAGGGCCCCAAGGTCGTCGTTTACGAGATCCTGCCGCGTGATCGCCAGCGACCGCGCGTAGGTGTCGGCGCGGAGGGTGTACGACTGCTCGCCGAGCGTGCCATGCTCGATCTCGCCGCCGGCGCCGACCTTCTTGTACATCATGTCGCCGGTCAGGCTGTACGTCGTGTGCGCCTTGAAATCGCGCAGGTTGCGAACCGAGGTGATCTCGCGCCAGCCCGACTCCACCGCCTCGAAGGCGGGGCGGACGAACTTGTTGGCGACGTTGGAGAGGATGCCCGAGATGTCGAGCGTGCTGAAGCCGGCGTTGGCCCGAATGGCGGGCTGGAACGCGCACTTGAGCAGGCCGCGGAGGTCGGACGCGCTGTAGCCCGTGTAGCCGTTCTCCCGCGCGGCCATGATGAGGATTTCGCTCAGCCCGATGCCGTGCTTGAAGCGGTCGCGGGCCGCCTGGAGCGTGCGATCGTCGTACTCCTCGTCCAGGGTCGGCAGCCGGGCCGCCTGGCAGATGGCCGCCTCGACGACCTTGGGGCCGAACCGCTGGTCGTGACCGCGGCCGGCGACGACGGTGATCGTCTGCGGCCGAAGCTCGCGGGTGAGGGCCAGCTCGAACTTGTCGGGGTCGGTGCCGGACGACTCCATCGCCGCCTTGGTGATGCGCTCGATCTCGTCGAGCTGGCCGGGGCGATCGTCCATCCATCGCGCGGCGATCGACTTGATAGACTCTTGCCGGGCCAGCTCGGCTCGCTTGGCCTGCATCAGGGCCTCGAACGAGTCGGCCGGCTTGGTGCCGCTCACGCCGCGGCCGGCGTCGCCCTCGGGCTTGGGCGGGTGCTCGGAATCGTAGGCGGCCTTGAGCGACGCCTTCTGCTGGTCGGAGAGGGCCGCCGGGTCGAAGCCCTTGGCCTGGAGCCACTGCTCGAACATATCATGAGCCCCTTTCTGGGAGCCAAGGGTCTGCGACGCCGCCACGTTGGCGCTTGTCGCCCCGTCGGCGCCGATGGCGACGAACGAGATTTCGTAGAGGGTCGACTCGCGTGCGATCACCATCGGGCCGCTCACGGTGCGGCCGTTCACCTGCGCCGTCTTGCCGGAATCCAGGAATTCGCGTCGGTCGATGCCGGCCCCGACCGACGCCTGCCACTTGAAGCCGTTGCGCGCCTGAGTGACGATCTCTTCCGCGTGGTCGTTCTCGCCGGTAACGATGCCGGTCATCGAGACGCCCTTGGCGGCGATCTTGACCGAGTCGGTCATGCCGACGATCCGCGTGGGGTCGTGGTCCCAGAGGACGGGGATTTCCTGCGACGCGGCCTTCATCCCGGCCAGGTCGAGAATGACGGGGCTGTAAAACCCCGAGACGTACATCGGGGCGCCGGTGTAGCCGCTGATCGAAAACGTCGGCCGCTTCATCGGCTCGCCGTCGCCGCCGTCGGCGGTCGCGGCGGCCGTGAACTCCACGGGCAGGGCGGCGCGGAGCGAGAGCCGCTGTGTGGCCGCGGCCTCAATTCGAGGGGTCTGCATTGGGGTCGCCTCCGTCGGCGGGTGGTGCGGCGGCCGGCGAGGCGGCGTCGCCGGGGTAAGGAATCTTGAGCGAGGCGAAGTAGGCCCGCTCCTCGGCAATCTGGTCGGCTTTCTCTCGCCAGTCGTAGCCCTCGGCCGCCCATTCGTCGGCCATCGTCGTCAGGCCCGACTGGAGCCGCACCTGCGCGGCGTCGGCCTCCTTCGTCGGGTCGACGTGCGGGCGACCGTCCCAATACCACTGGTGCGGCACGGGCATGCCCGGGTCGAGCCCCGCGACGCTCCCCTGGCCAGCCAGCCGCGCCTCGTCGAGCCACGCCGCGAACAGGCGGTCGAGCACGCAGCATTCCAGCCAGTAGCGGTCGACGCCGATCGCCCGATCGTAGGTCTGATGGTCGAGGCGGCCCGACGAGTAGTTGTATCCCGATGAGTCACCGGCCGCGACGTTGAACGGCACGTTCAAACATCTCGCGATCTCGCGGAGGATTTCGGCCTTGAACTGCGGATAGGTGGTGGTCGGCTGCTCGCTGCGCAATTGCCCGAGCGTGTAGCCGGCGGGCAGGGTCGTCATCATGCCTCGCACGATTTCGAGGCTGTCGAATGCGTCGCCCTCGGGCGTGTTTTCGGTGTCCGGCGGCATCGCCGTCTGGAGCACGGCGGCGAAGTTGGCCGCGGTCTCGGCGGCCTGCAACGCGGCGAGCGTATACCGCCGGAGCATCGCGAACAGCGGCAGGGCCGGCGTGATGTCGGGGATGCCGCGGACCTGGCCGGGGCGGCGGCACTTGAACCAGTGGGCCACCAACTGGGCCGGCACCGCGTCATACTCGTAGGGCAGAGTGTAAACCGTGGTGTCGCCGGGATGCTCCTTGAGTACCTGATACTCGACCGGATTGCCGTAACGGTCGAACCGAATACCGTCAACGAGCAGGGGGTCGAGCGGGTAGGCGTATGGGGTCGTGACCTGATCGGCCTCAACCAATCGGATGTCGAGCTTGACGCGATTGCGAAGCCGCTCGTTGGTGGCGAATAGCCCGAACGTCTCGCCGTCGATAACGCGAGACTGTGTTGCAGTCCGCATCTTCTCGGCCAGGCCGACGTCGGCCGTCCACGCCTCAAATGCCAACGTGACGCGGCGGTTCACATCGGGATCGCGTGTCGCGACCTGCAATCGCGGGCCGGTGCCAATCAGGTCGTTGGCCAACGTCTCGACGATGCCGGCGCAATAGCTGTTATTCGCGGCCTCGTAGCGAGCCCTGTTGCGGAGCGTCCGGCGGACCTCGGGCGAGTTCGCCGATCGCGCCGAGAGGCCGTCAGCGTTGGCCCAATGCCGCCTTGAGTCGTCGGCAGTTTGGGCGGCATCATACCGGCCACGGACGGGCCGAGTCGGCAAGCCGGCGCGTGCGGGCCCGGCCGACAGCGGACGGCCGTCGGGGCCGAGGATTCGGGCAGGCATAGACACCGCTTAAACCGCCCCGGGGGGCACGAGTTTCGTGAACCGCAGGCCACGGCCGGCGTTGGTGGCGGCGCACTTGGACCGCTGGTACTTCTCGGCCTCGATCAGCTCGGCGAGGCCGAATTGTTCGACGGAGCCGGCATCGCCCGTGACCTTCTTGGGCCCGGCGGCGGCGGCGCTGATGGCATCGCTGATGGTGTCGGCGTCGTCGCAGGCCACGTCACGCCCTCCGCTGGAGTTTCTGCCGCTGCAATTCGGAAAAGCTGACCCGATTACGCTTCGGCACGGCCTCGATGGCCTTCGATTCGGCCAATGCCACGCCCTGCATGGACGCGGCGACGGCGGCGCCGACGAGGCAATCGAGAAGGTGGTTGTCGGGGCGGCCGGGCCGCATCTTCCATTCGTCGACCTGCCGGCCACGCCCCTCGGTGCGGA